AAAAGTCTGTAAGAAACCTAGTTCAAACAATTCCTGGAGAAAGATTCTTTAATTCTATTCTAGGATCTGATGTTAATGCTAGTCTTTTTGATTTTGTGGATTTTGGTACTGCTTCAACAATTCAAAGACAAATTGAAACAACTGTTACTAACTTTGAACCTAGAGTTGAAAACTTACAAGTTGAAGTATTTCCAAGACCTGATGATAATGAATTTGAAGTTAATGTATATTTTGACATCATAGGGCAACAGTTTCCTACACAATCATTTACGTTTATGCTAGAAGCCACAAGATAATATGCCCTTTACAAAATTCGCTAATTTAGACTACGATCAAATAAAAACGTCGATTAAAGATTATCTTCGTGCAAATTCCACATTCACGGATTTTGATTTTGAAGGTTCTAATTTTTCCGTTTTAATTGATACCTTAGCATATAATACCTATATTACTGCATTTAACTCAAATATGATTGTGAATGAATCTTTTTTAGATTCAGCAACTGTAAGAGAAAACGTAGTTTCATTAGCAAGATCTATTGGTTATGTACCACGCTCTAGGACTGCTGCAAGGGCAAATGTTACATTTACTGCTAATACTACTTCTAGTAGTGCTACAGCAGTTTTAAAGGCAGGTCTAGTGTGTACTGGGGTAAAAGAAGACACTACATATGTATTTTCAACTCCAGAAGATATTGAAACTCCTATTGTTGGAGGAAATGCAATCTTTGGAACTTCTACTAGTCCAATAACTCTATATCAAGGAACGTATTTAACAAAGACATTTACTGTTGATGGTTCATTAGATCAAAGATTTATATTAGATAATTCATATATTGACACTTCTACTATTAATGTTTATGTAAAAGGGATAAGTGATGCTGGAATAGGAAGGCAATATAGTAAAATTGACAATATTTTAAACATAGATTCTACTTCTGAGACGTATTTGATACAAGAAGTACAAGATGAAAGGTATGAATTACTGTTTGGTGATGGTATTTTTGGTAAAAAACTAGAAAATGGCACAATAATTACTGTTACTTACATAGTTACTGATGGTGAAGAAGGAAATGGTGCTGCAAATTTCATATTTTCGGGTAGTTTAGAGTCTTCACCTGAAGGAATAGTCATTTCTCCAACAAATACTATTGAAATAAACACTATTACTAGTGCAAGTAACGGTGGTGAGATAGAAACTTTAGATTCTATTAAATATTTTGCTCCTAGACTCTATTCTTCACAGTATAGAGCAGTAACAGCAAGAGATTATGAGACAATTGTGCAACAAATTTACCCAAATACAGAGAGTGTTTCGGTTGTTGGGGGTGAAGAACTTGATCCACCTCAATTTGGTACAGTTTTTATAACAATAAAACCAAAAAATGGTGAATTTGTCTCTGATTTTGATAAACAGCAGATACTTTCCAACTTAAAAGACTATTCTTTGACTGGAATTAACCAAAAAATCATTGATTTGAAGGTACTTTACATCGAATTAGAGTCTTATATTTATTATAATAAATCTCAGGTTGATAATGTTAATAATTTGAAGACCAATGTTGTTAATGGATTATCAACTTACTCAAAATCGATTGATATTAACAAATTTGGTGG